CCGGATTCCATATGGGCAGCCCAACGTGATCCACGATTTATCGCATGGAACAGCGGTAGGGCAGGTCTAGTAACGTCTGCTTTGTCAAGGAACTTCACAGCCGGATGGCTGTGACGTCGACCTTTGCTTGTAGATGCCCCTCCCGAGAAGCCGCCATTGGCGACATCAAGAGAAGGAGTCCATGGAAGGACGTCTGCAACTACAGAGGCTACCTTGTCAAGGAATCTCTTCGCAGAGATCCCCGGTAGAACGTGCACCGACTTCGAATCGCCCCATCTACGGAGACGATCGTTCGTCAGAGCGTTTCGTTCTTCGGTTGCGAGCCATTTTGCAATGGCCCGCGATCGTCGCAAGTCAGCTTGGCCTGGAGCCGGGTCCGCAAACTTCGTAAGAAGAGTGCGTTCCAGGTATAGGGCCTTCTCGGAGCCGTCCTCAATTAAGAGGGATTTTAAGGCGTCCGAAAATTCGCTGGTCAAGCTCCTCGAAAGGAGAGAGTCCGCCGTTATCGGCTTGGCTTTCTTCTTGGATGACATCAGGATTATCCTTGATAGTCGGAGTACAGGTCAGTGTGCAGCCAGAGGCAACACACAGGATGGGTAAAACCCACCAGAAAGGAGTGATCATCTCAGGATGAGACGCTACTACGGCGCTGACAAAGTCAGCCCCACACGCCTTCGAGTTCGACAATCGTCTTATCGACGAGGGTCTTGCTCTTGGCGAGCGAGTCGGCGAGCATACCAACAAGGTTGTTCCGCTCGACCGTGGTGGACTCAGCTGCGAAGCTGAAGTCGACCGTAGCGTACGCGACGCGAGTCACGACCGGACGGGTTACCCCGTTTACGGTCTGATTTTCGACGACGGGCACCTCCAGTTTCAGCTTTCCGGCATAACGGCCACCGGCCGTCTTCCGTGAGCTGACGCTGTACTTCGAGTCACCCAGCTTCATGCCAGTGGACTCGACGACCGTACCGACCCCATCCTTAACATCGGATGGCGTGAAGGTGTGGTCAACGGGGGTTGTTGCTCGATCCTTGAGGACCAGAGTAGAAAGAGCAGGCATTGCCTATCTCCAGAGTTGTCGAAGCAGCGCGAGAGCGCTGATCGTATGGGTTGATGAAAACGGCGACTTGGCGTAAAAGCCAGGCCATGGCAGGCTGGGCATCCGGGTTCTCCGGTATGCAAAGCTATCA